AAGATGAGAAGGCGTTATCACAAATGATTGAGAATGGTTACGTTATGAAAGATGATGTAGTAACCAACCCTGACGATGCGGAGAGGATTGAAAGGATCAAGAACCATCTGCCGAGTAATAGTGATAAGAAGTTTGGGTCGGCCAAAGAGAAACGGTTGAAGGGGGATGAATTGCCTACGGTAATCAACTCACCTGATACAGACGCTGAATTGGCCATCCCGATTGACACTCCACCAAAGGAAGTGAAACTTCACAAGACCCCCTTGAAAGTTCTTACTGATGAGTTGGAGCGTATTCGTCTAAGTTATACTGTTCGTAATGGTGGTATGCGTGGTATTCCAAAGAGTGTTCGCAATCGTATCCTTCGACTTGAGAAGGTGATTGGTATCAAGACAGAAGTATATAAGAGAGCGATGGAGCAAGCAAATGAGTCTGGCCGCATTAGCGAAGACACTTAAACCTACTACGATGTTTGACAAGCATCCCTTGTCGAAACAGTTCTGTGAGAATTTTCCTATCATCACTCTTGATCTGAGTCTTGTTGCAAACAAGACTGTTCATGAAGATCAAGATATGACCTTGAATGAAAATCTTGAACGACAGATAAAAGAATTAGGTGACGCTCAACAAAGGAAGACCAATGTGAAAGCTTTCATGACCGATTGGTTCATGCAAGACAGCAGCAAGGGGTTTCAGTGGGTGTGTAATCGTGCAATGGAGTTGGCTGCGGAGAATAATCCGCACCAACTCGACATGATACCGTATGATTGTTGGGGAGCAATCTACAAAGAGGGTGATTACACCATCATGCACAACCACTGGCCCCACCTCTGGAGTTTCGTTTACTATGTTAACTGTCCTGATGGGTCAGCACCCCTTCTCTTTGATAGGTGTATTCATCCCGGCAAAGGTATCGAAAGGGTGGTTCCAAGGACAGGACTCATGGTTATGTTTCCCGGCTGGGTTAACCATTCTGTTCCAAAACATATAGGTGAAGACCGTATTGTGGTCGCTGGAAACCTCACAATGAACCCTTTTTCCCATATTAAGACCCTAGAAGGTCGTGGATTGGGACAATGGCGCTCTGTTTATGGGTCCAGAGGCAATACTCAGAGACTCTAAAACTCTAAATAACCTCCATGCAGAAATATAGAGTTGTAAAAACTAACGTAGAATGTCTTTTTGACAACCTAACGGAAGATGAGGCAAATTATGCTCTTGCCAATTTAATGGACGTTGGTACTACCGGATGTTCAATCGAAAAGTATGATTGGATTCCACCAGAGGCCAAACGTCTAGGGCGTGATCCAGATTTACATTGATATAAGCGACTAAATACTTCTAACATAGGGAGTATTCATGCCAGATATTAGTAATTATATGGGCCGTGATGGGTTCATTTGGTTTATTGGTGTGGTCGAAGACAGAAACGATCCGCTAGAGTTAGGTAGAGTTCGGGTTCGGTGTTTAGGTTATCACACAGATGACTTGAGCGCTATTCCTACGAGCTCTTTGCCGTGGGCTCATGTCATGCATCCCACAACAGACCCCGCTATGCATGGACTTGGCACAACTCCTTCATTCCTAGTTGAAGGGGGATGGGTCTGTGGATTCTTTAGGGATGCAGATGAAAACCAACAGCCAGTTGTTATAGGTAGTCTTCCCGGCATACCGGAAGGTCCAGGCGGTATTGAGTCAACTTATACCAAAGGATTTAATGATCCCCGACATAAAAACTCCACACAGAAAAATGATAATGACGGCACAAATTATGCTATGCCATATACGGAGAGTGATGAAGATGGTAATGATGTAGATTCCACATTTAATCCTGCTGACAGACTAGAAGATATTGGTGGCGAGATAAAAGGTTCTGTTACCAATAAAGTGCGACCAGATTATGGAAAAGAGTCTTATGGTCCATATCCATTAGGTGGATTTGTGAATGGTAAGGATGATAAAGATGGTATCTTTGGACGGGCATCTGGACATAGCTTTGGTGAGTCTGATACAAATAGACTTGCAAGAGGTAGTGGTCATGGCGTTCTTGCAGCGAAAGATGGCGCAGCACTTACAGGGGTTATGCTTCCGCACTCCGATCAAAAACTTCGTGACGAGTTTTCAGAATTACCTAAAGGATATTCAGACAACGAAGCAAGAGATGCCGGTATTGACATATACGGTAACAAGGTTAAGAAGGACGATAAATTTCTTGACGCAGCTGGCAACTATTCTACTATGGCAGGAAAGTCAACTGGACCAAATGATACTCCTCGCCCCTCATTCATAAATGAGAATAGTGATATTAACGATGAATCAGTTCATCCTATTCCAGCTGCAGCTGCACCACAGTCTGTTGATGCTAGTTACAGCGCTGACGCAATCAACCCATTAATGAACGTTGACAAACCAGAGTTTACTAATGAAAAATGGAATGAACCTAAAACCACCGATAAGAATAAAAACGGGCGAATAAGATATGCTGCGAAGTATCCATATAACCATGTCTTTGAGTCAGAGAGCGGACATATCAAAGAGTTTGATGATACGCCAGGCTCAGAACGTATTCATGAGTATCACACATCTGGAACCTTCTATGAAGTTGATGCAGATGGAGCTAAACATGTCAGGGTAGTTGGTAATAACTATGAGGTTATTCATGGTACAGACTTTGTTAATATCAAAGGAGATGTGAACCTTACCATCGAGTCTAATTGCAAAACCTATATCAAGGGCGATTGGAATATACAGGTTGATGGAAACAAGCATGAAACAATTGGTGGAAGTTCTCATGAGACTATTGGTGGAAATCACATATCTCTTATTAGAGGGGAACGAGAGCAGACAGTTGAAACAAATGTTATTGAGACTTACGGAACAGATATTGACAAGCACTTCCACACAAGACTTGTTACGGGTAGCACCAACGATACGGTATTGCGAAACGTAACAGAAACTTATGGAACTAAGATAGATGAACATTCTCATTCTAATACAGTAGTTGGTAAGCTTACCCACACAGTACAGCGTAATGTTACGGAGACATATGGCACAGATAAGTCTAAAGACTTTAGGAAAACAGAAATTGTTGGAACTGAATCTCTTACAGTCCAATCGTCTACTACTTACGATCTCAAGACTACATGGGCCGGTACAACAGGATCGACATGGACGCACACTTCTGGTGGTGATATCACGATTACTGGTGGTCCAAACATTAACTTGAACCCATAGGTGAAACATGGCAGAATTTGTATTTAAATTAGAGAGCAATGAGATTATTACATTTGACAGTTGGGAAGATATACCAGAGGATTTTGAATTTGTACATCTGATTAAGTTTTTACCTGACCCGCCATCACAGCCTCATAGTGATGATGACCACGCAGAGGCGGATATGTGGAATGACAGGCTACAGGAGTTAATGAAAAAGGAGAGAGCTTATGCCAGCAATTTGTAGAGGAAACAGCGTCGATCAAGATGTGGTGCATTGTTCTGTACCCAATCGACTAGAGTTAAGTCCAAATGTGATTGTGAACGGCACGGGAATTAGTAGACAAGGTGACAACAATGACTCACACTTGTTGCCGGGTGTTCCATGTCCTGTTCATCAGGCACCTATAACAACTGGTTCTACCACTGTGTTCATAAATGGTAAGGGTTGCGGAAGGATAGGTGATGCTGTAACAGCTTGTACGAGTGTTGCAACTGGAAGCGCAAACACCTTTGCGGGACCATGATTATTCGTAGAAAGAGTCTTGTTACGGTTGATATATTATACTGGATGCCTGACTATGAAAACATATTGCAACAATTCGTCTGGCAAACCAAGGACGTTGTACCAGACATACCAAGGGTACACAAGTTCTTAAACTATTGGCACAATAACATTGATGCGGTGATATCTGAAATAAAGGTTGCTGATACGGAAACTAACGATTATATCCCAGCTACGGCGTTATATGAGCTACGTTAGTCTTTATAAATAATACAAACTACCTTGGAGTAATAATGGCAACAGTAACAAAAACAGGAAGTTTCAAGGAACTTACAGCTTTATCAGATGCAGAGGGAGTAAATAATTCCCCTCTTAATGTCAAGCAGTATAAAGATTTGGATTTGTTTTTTACCAAAAGATCAAGGGATAAAGATGTTAACATCTTGACCAACGTTACTGCTGTAAAACGGGCAGTCAGAAACTTAATCCTGACAAACTTTTATGAGAAACCATTTCATCCAGAGATAGGTTGCGGTATACGAGGACTATTGTTTGAAAATGCGACTCCCCTAACATCTATTGCTTTATCTCAAGCTGCGGCAGATGTTATTGCAAACTATGAACCAAGGGCCCTTGTATTGAGTGTAGATGTGAGGCCAGATTTAGATCGTAATGCATATGATATGACAGTGACCTTTATGGTGGTTAACCAACCAGCAGAACAGGTTTCACTAAACGTTTTATTGGAGGTATTACGATAATGGCAAATAACCAAAAATTAGAAATTTCTGGTTTGGATTTTGATACAATCAAAACTAATCTAAAGACGTATCTTAAAAACCAAAATCAATTTCTTGATTATGATTTTGAAGGTTCGGGTATAAATGCTTTGTTGGATGTTCTGGCGTACAATACACACTATCTTGGGTTTCATGCTAACATGCTTGCAAATGAAATGTTCATTGATAGCGCAGCCCTACGAGACAGTGTAGTATCTCACGCAAAAACATTGGGGTATGAGACACGTTCAGTAAGAGCGCCCAAAGCTACGGTTACAGTTGCGTTGAATGATATATCCTTGGCCAATGCAACCATGAACGCTGGTCAGGTATTTACAACTACAATAAACAATGTCGAATATCAATTCGTAACTGTATCTGATTTTACTTCCTCACAAACTGGTTCTGGAATTATATATCAAGATGTTCCGATTTATGAGGGAACCTATGTCACTACACGATATACGGTTGACTCAAATGATGTAAATCAAAGGTTCTTGTTAAATACAAATAAAGCTGACACAACAACACTAACAGTTCAAGTTCAAAATTCATCTTCCGATTCAACTACGGTAACATATACCAAGGCAACTGACATTACTCAACTTACGGGAAGCAGTGCCGTTTATTTTTTACAGGAAATTGAGGGCGGTCAATACGAGGTTTATTTTGGTGATGGAGTTGTGAGTAAAGCTGTAAGTGATGGTAATATAATTATTCTCAAATGTGTTATTACAAATGTAGAAGAAGCTAATGGTGCTTCTGCTTTCACTAATTCGGGAGCAATCAATACAGTTACTAACGTTACAACAACCACAACTGCTGTGGCCAGCGGTGGTGCAGATGCCGAAACTATTCAATCTATTAAATTATCTGCACCCCTTGATTATGCTGCACAAGGAAGATGTGTAACCACTAGTGACTATAAAGTTTATGTTCAGACCTTATATCCACAAGCAACAGCTGTTCAAGTTTTCGGTGGAGAAAATGGTTCTTATGATTCTAGTCTTGGAGTTGTATCCACACCAGAATATGGTCGAGTGTTTATATCAGTCAGAAATAATCTTGGAACAAATCTAACTGAAGCAGAAAAAACGGCTCTTGTTGCTTCGTTGGGTAAATATACAGTAGCATCTATAAGTCCTATTGTTGTTGATCCAGATTTTCTTTATGTAATTTTAACATGCAATTTCAAATATGATTCCAGTGCAACAACTAAAACGAAAGACACATTAGTTAGTGAGGTATCATCAACAATCTCAAATTATAATAGCACAGAATTAGTAAAGTTTGATGCTGTCTTACGTCACTCCAAACTGTTGAGAGATATTGACAACACTGACTCATCAATCACTAGCAGTTCAGTTGTTCCACGATTAGCAAAGTATTTTACACCAACAATCGCATCAGCTAAATCTTACAATCTATTTTTTAACAATGCGTTGTACAATCCACACTCCGGTCACAATTCTGCTGGTGGGGGAATTTTAACTTCGACAGGGTTTAAGTTGGGAACATCTAACGAGGAATTTTTTGATGATGATGGTAACGGAAATATAAGAACTTATTACCTAACAGGTTCGACTCGTAATTATACCAATGAAACGGCTGGGACTATAAACTATAGCACTGGTGCGGTTGCTATTGGTAGTTTAACTATAACTTCAATATCAAATGTGGATGGAGCAGCTTCAACTCGTATAAGAATAACTGTTCTCCCATTATCAAATGATATAGTCGCATTAAGAAATCAAATATTAGAAATAGATACAATTAACACCAAGGTAACAGGTGGAGTCGACACAATCGCCGTTGGTGATGAAGGTGGTGCTGCAACATTTAGTGCATCCGCTGCCACGGTAGATGCAACAGGAACGAGTTACTAGAACCATGGCCCCGTTTGACAGTGCGTTAATTACAAAGATATCTCCACAGATAGATGGACAAGTTCCTGATCATATTCAGGCTGACCATCCAATCTTTGTTGAGTTCTTGAGACAATATTACAAGTTTCTAGAATCAGCTCAGATAACGATTGATGGTACTGTTGATCAAGTTCTTCTGGAAACCTTAACAGAAAACTTTTTAGTTCTGGATGGTACAGACATATCTGGTTCAAATGGTGCTGACAAAATTGTTTTTGAAAGTGGTAGTGGAACAACTGGTAAGTTTGAAGTTGGCGAAACAATTACAGGATCAACAAGTAAAGTTACTGCAACTATATTGGTTGATGATAATGAACAACTATTCATTACAGCAAATCAAAGATTTATAGAAGGTGAGACTATAACTGGTAATAGCAGTAGTGCAACAAGTACACTTAAAAAGTATCGTGCTAATCCAGTTCAAAATATTCAACAACTATTAGAGTACGCTGGTCCTGACAACACAGTTGATCACTTCCTTAATGCTTTCAAAGATTCCTTTATGGAGTCAATACCTACCTCTCTTGCAAGTGGTGTATCTAAAAGAAATCTGATAAAACAGATCAGAGACTTGTATGCAGCCAAAGGCACATCCGAAGGTCATAAGTTATTTTTTAGAATCTTTTTAGGTGAAGAAGCAACGATCACTTACCCAGCAAAATACATGTTACGAATGAGTGATGGTAACTGGGCGAAACCAGTTGCTATTCGGTGTACATCTGACTCCCAAGGTGCGCTCCCAGCTGAGATGGCTGGTCAAGTTGTAACTGGTGCCTCATCTGGAACAAGTGCCCAGATTATAAGTGTGTCACAGTTCAACCAAGGAACTGATGCGGTTGTTGAGTTTATTTTAAGGGAAGACAGTATACAAGGTTCTGGATTTTCTGCATCTGAAACAATATCAGGTATTTCAACCTCTGGTGATTTCACTATGCAGTTTACCATTCAGAATATTGTTTTGTCTGTTACTGCTGGCAACTTTGGTGGTATTTTATATAGTGTTGGAGATATAGTAACTCTTGATCCAGAAATTGGTAATGGTAAGGCAACTGCTAAAGTTAGTCAGATTACTCCCGGCTCAATTAGTGAAGTTCACATTGATGCAACTGGTGCTCAATATAATATTGGTGACGGTATTAAATTTACAAATGACTCTAGTGATACTTCAGTAAATAGTGCAAAAGCATTTGTTTCTGTAACAGGTGGTCGCATTTCTTCAGAGAACGCCACAGACGAAGTTCCAGAAGTGGTTTTATTAGAAGATAATACTATTACATCTCTTATTTCAGAGCGGTTGTTGTTAGATGGTACAGCAGTTGCAACAGTGACCGGCGAACCATATGCTGTATTTGGCACTGACAGAAGATTTAGTGATGCTCAAACATATTACTTTCCTCTTTATCTTTCTGAAGAAAGAGCAAAGGCCAAAGACACTGATAAGGGACGGGCTACTTTCTTTATTTTCGATCAATTTCCCGGCGTGGTTTTTTGGGCACCGTCTAATAATATTAATACAGCAAAGTCTACTTATGACACATCTCTTTATAATTTGTTTTATTCAACAACTCCTACTATAGACTCTGGATTTTCTTTACGACAAGAATCTGGTAATGCAGCAACAGGCATGTCCATTGGTACAGAAAGCAATACAGAATCAGTATTAGGGGATTTACTTGTAAGTGAAAATGAACAACTTGCAAGAGATACTTATGGAACAGATACAGACGGTATTATTTTGGAAGATGCGTCATTATCAAATGATGAATCTAGTGAAGTAAATAGAATTTTCTTAGTTGATGGTGGTTCCGGTTATACTGCTCTTCCAACGGCAACCATATCTTCAGAAAATGGAACTTTAGCTGAAGTTGTTCCTTTGACTACCGATATTGGCGCAATATCTGAAATAGAAGTTACTGACGCTGGTTTCAAATATGCAACTGCACCTTCAGTCACCGCTAACACAAATTTAATTCTTAGAGATGTAACTGGAACCTTTGGGGCTGGAAACACATTACAAACACACACTGGATCAGTTGTTTCATTTGATACTAATTCCAAAAAACTTACAATTAGTGCAACGCCAACAAACAGATTGTCAGGCGAATCTTCATTACCAACTAATGACGGTATCACGCTAGAAGATTTTGATATTGTTGAACCAGGCCGTCCAGATCATGGACCAATATCATCAATATACAAAGTCAACGATGAGTTTGGTTCGGGTATTTTGATTGACGGTTTTAGTGAAGAGGGTGAGGGCATTGCACTTGAGAATGAAATTGGTGAGTTACGACAAGATGCTTTTGTAAATGATGTTGGTCAGATCAGTATGGAAATATCTGATATGGACTCTCCGATTGATGAAGGTATTGAATTAGAGTCTGGTAGTGCCGTTCCTACAGATTCCTCTGGTAAGTTTTTATTGAACAGTCATCGTCCAAAAGCTTTTAATAGACAGGAGCGTTTTGAAGACCGTGTACAACTTCAAGACGAAACGGCTGGAACTAATATCTTTGGTGAACAAGAAGGCGGTGTTCTCCTATTTGACTTTAGTGTTGATGATGTTGGTAGTAATATT